TCCTTATGTCAACTACCTGGGGACAAAATTCTTGGGGTTCTAACTCATGGAATTCTAATGTTGTTACTGTTTCTTTAACAGGTGTATCCGATTTAATGGATGTAAACGCAACTACTTTTTTGTTAGAAGTTCAAGGCATAAGCAATGGCGGTGATTCAAGAAGGTTTAGTATTTCCGATGGAACATATGACAATCGTGCGGTAATTGAATTAGATGAATCGGCAGATACTATAAAAGTGTTTTTGGTGGGTAATAGTAGTGTAGGAGCATCTCTTACTATTACAGGCATTGACCAAACCAACAATAATAAAATTGCGGTTGCTTTTGATAGTTCGGGTGTGATTGTTTATATCAATGGTGAATACAAAACCCAAGATACTTCAATCACTTTACCAACGGCTTTAAGTCAAATTAAATTTAGAGATGGTGGTGGTTCAAATTTAGAAATGGAAGGATATGTTAAACAGACTATCGTATTCCCATCTCGCTTAACAAATACTGAATTAGCAGATTTAACAACACTATAATGAGAACATTTAGAAAATATCAGTTTGGCTCTAAAGGAGCAGCAACAACTAAAATCAACGCATTAGGCGTAGATGAGGAAGGAAACCCTACACACTCTCACGCTATCGTACATCTTGGCAACCTTGTTGAGCAAGAGGCGGTACTAAACGAAGAAGGTGAAGTAACTACTGAAGCCGTACTATCTTCTACCTACCACATAGATGTATTGTGGGATGGTGATCCTGTAAGTAGTTGGGATAGTTCTATGATCTGGTGTGCGCCTATGGGTGTTCATACCTTCGGTAGTTCAAGTGCTATTGCTGAGTGGACTGAAAAGTGTAAGGAGTTGCATCCTTCATATTTCCCTGAGCCTGAAGAAATAGAGTAATGCAGAGAAGACATAATGTACCACAGGACAAGCGTAGAGGCTGCCTCTGTAAAGACGGCAACAGATACTCTCGTGAATGCTGTGAGGGTGAGCTGATCAATCAAGGCATAGGTAAGATCCGCAAAGATGAATCTGAGTAATAATCTTTCACTTGCTGAGGTAACAAAGTCAGCAACGGCTAAAAGAAAGGGAATCTCCAATGAACCGACTACTGAGCATTTGGAGAATCTTAAAGCTGTTGCTAAGAATATCTTTCAGCCTATTAGAGATCACTTTAAAGTACCTATTGCGGTTACTTCTGGCTATCGCAGTCCTGCTCTTAATCAAGCTATTGGTGGCAGTACCAAATCGCAACATTGCAAAGGTGAAGCTTTAGATATAGACTGCGATGTGTTTAGTGGGTTATCTAATAGAGAGGTCTTTGAATATATTAAGGATCACCTAGAATTTGACCAGCTTATCTACGAGTTTGGTAATGACAAGCAACCCGATTGGGTGCATTGCTCATACAAAAGAGAGGGTAGAAATAGAGGCGAAGTGCTACGAGCAGTTCGTGCAAACGGCAAAGTAAGATATGAGATTTACAGAAATCTTTAAGGACGATAACAACTGGAACGAGAAAACCATTATAGGCTTCTTGTCTTTTGCAGTTATGGTAGCGGTAATGGTAGCTGATGTAGTTACAGGAGCGTGTGGAAAGGATCTATTGATTAATGAGTTCATATACAATTCATTTGTATTCGTAACACTAGGCAGCTTTGGTATTGCTGGTCTAGAAAAATTTGCAAAGAATGGCAACGGAGATATCTGAGGATACAATAGTAGGTCTATCACTTAAGACCATAGGAGCGATCATCGCAGCAGTTGGTGTAGTAACGCTTGGCTACTTTGACCTACAAGCAGGTATTGAAGAAGCTAAAGACTTACCTGCGCCTGTGATCAGCAGAACCGAATATGATCTAAAAGACGAGCTGGTTCGTGAAACAATTATGAACACTCAAGAAGATGTTGAGGATATAAAGAATCAGCTTGACAAGATTGAGGAGCGTTTGTTTGAAATGAAGTGATATGAAAAATCTACTCCTTGCCTGTATGCTATTGCTGATACCATCAGAAGCAAACAAAAATCAAATCAATATCAAAGGAGTTGCAGTAGTACACTATAACGCTACTTGGAACGAGAAGAATAACTACACATCGGTAGAGAAGATAAAAGATGCTAAAATCCTTACGGCTTGGATAGATCAGGATGAGACTATAAAAGAATCGGAAGGCATACGCTCCTTGCCTACAATCATATTGTATATGAACGGCAAAGAGATAAAACGATGGGAGGCAGGATTGTCTTTCTCTCTTTCCGTACCACTAAGCGAAATACAACAAGAAGTAGATGCTTTAACAGGAGCAGATAAATGGTAGGACTTAGAAACACACTTATAACATTATTTATATCAACCTCAGCCTTTGGGCAGGGGTTGTTGAAGTATAGCACTATGTATAGTAGTGTATATGGCGCATCTCCTATGGAGGCGCAGACTGAGTACTATGTTACTCAGGGAGGTGATCTTAGAGATGTAACTATTGAGAATCCCTTTGACTATAGATACACATTTGGGATCCGTAGAGTAGCAAGATACGATTACGAAAACAGACAGAATCGTTTCTATGACGGACACAATCAGTCTACCACTTCATTATCAGCAGCCGTAGGTGCGGTCAAGGGATGGGAGTATTTGGCTCAGTACGACAGAGGCAGACAGCAAGGTAGAGACTACATTAACCAAAGATACTTCCTACGCTATCTGCACAAGCACTTTATGGTCAAGGGTGAGTTGTTTAAGCAAGGATTGGTAGATCTTAACTACACCCAGATTGAAACTAGAGCGAGATTGCATTTAGGAGAGTTGGACTTCTCTATTGGTATAGCAGGAAGGCAGAACAAAGCATACGGATACAACCCTATCTCTATTTACTTGCAGAACAATGCGTGGTGGGACTTAGCCCACGAGTACGGATATGAAGATATCTACTACCAAATTGACTATGACAATGACGATGTGATTGACAACTTTGATTGGTTTTGGATTAAAGATGGTGATCGTGTAGCGGATACTGATGAGGACTTTCGTAAATACATCTATGGTAGTATTGTAAATGATTACAACAAAGCACGATTTGATGAGGTAGGAACTCTTGCATCTTTATCTGCAATCTTTGGTGTAGACTACTACCACTACACGGAAAACTTCTGGATACACTCTTGGTCATCTATACTGCCTTACCATACACACATATTGGGGAATGAGGAGTTCTCGTTCAATAATTTTGTGGACGGCAACCAATGGATAGACTACACATTGGGAGCAGTTCTTGGTTACAAGATAGGACTGCGTTGGGGTATCTTTGCCGAAGGAGAGTATATGCAGTATTGGGATAGAGAGGTGTTCACTATCAAGGCAGGTATTAATTACCAGATTAGATAATAATTAAATCAAACATAATGAAACATTTGCAGGTATTTTGGCTATGGGTTAAAGAGACCAATAAGCGGTTCTGGTGCTATTGGTTAGGGTTTACTGATGTAGACGAGAAGGTGTTATCAGCATACGCTGAAGCAAGAGGTAGATATAGAAACATAGTAAACGCAGTAAAAGGAGAATAAATGGATACACCAAAATGTAAATTTTCAGATTCGTTAGAGGATTTTGTAGATGAGTTAAGTAGCAAAGAACAACCAACTTGTAACATAGACAACCCAGAGGATTGTGAGGAGTGTGGATCTTAAATGGCTAAGAAGAGTAATAGGAGCAGGACTAATAACCCTGCTTCTTCCATCTTGTGGTGCGAAGTATCACCTAAAGCGTGCGATTGCAAAAGATCCTACGATACTAGAATCGGTTGCCGTAGAAGTGGACACAACGATCATAACCGAAAATAAAGCGATTAGAGACACTTTAATTCTTCAGAGGGTAGATACTATCACTTTAGAGAGAAACGCTGTTAGAGTTAAGATAAGACGCATACACGACACGATACAGATAGATGCTGAGTGTTTACCAGACACTATCAGAATACAGAAGGTAGTTAATGTACCTCAAGTAATTTACAAAGAGGCGAAGCCCAATAATACTTGGAAGTACATCTTTTCTATATCCTTTTTTTTTATTAGTATTGCTTTATTATTAAAGTATATATATAATATATTTAATAAGTAATATATACTCCTACGGAGTATTATAATAATATATAATATATATATTATACTATTATGCGTAAGAAAAAAAATGTTAATGAGTGGAAGTCTCACTTTCGTAAGATAGAAAGAGGTGAGATAGAAGATGACTACTCTAATCACCTGCTCTCGCATTTTGGTTTCTACGATGAGAATGTAAATAGATACTGGGTAACATACAAACAATAACAAACTATACACTTATGAGAAATCCTGCTATTGATAATATCCTTAGAGATATGGCTATTATTTACACTAAACTAGGAATAGATAGTAGCGAACAAGAAAAGCAGGAGGCAAAGCAGCAAGAACTGCAACTCATAGGACAGATATCTAAGATAGATCCTGAGATGGGTTTAAGACTATTAGCTAATGATATCTGATCATAGCAAGATAGTCATAGAGCTGGGTAAGATACCTAGCCTCAACAAGTTCTACTCGTCTCCTCATTGGACATTTAGGAGCAAGGAAAAGACTAAGTGGAAGAAGGTAGTAGCTGACCAGCTAGACTATGACTTTCAATTTGAGAGCTGTACAATCACAGCCAGAGTTAATTACCGATACGATCTAGACAACTGCATTATGGCGATTAAGTTTACGCAAGATGCGCTTGTAGATGCAGGTATGGTAGTAGACGATAACAAGAAATTTGTAAGATCTGTAACGATAGAACCAGCACCTGATCTCCCTAACAACTCTAGCCACATCGTGATAGAGGGAAAGGTTATCCACAAATAATTTTTAATTTTTGTATTGGATATTGTTTTTTTATATATATTTGACCTATAACAATTAAATATTTATAGAGAGATGAGAACTATTAAAATGACAAAGCAAGAATCTGTTAGAATCATAAAACAATTCAAGTCAATGTTGAACTACACAGATTTATATCAAGAAGTTGATGCAAACGCAGAGACTGAAAACTTTGGACTTGAATTTGGTTTAACTAATGTAGTGTTCTATCTACCAAGCGATGAGTACCCAACTTGGAAATTATCATTTGATGATAGAGGAATAACTACAAACATTGAAGAATTTGATACATATACTGAAGCAGTAGATTATCTTATAGAACAAGTAGAAAATGAATGTGTGTAATAACACTTGATAAACAAAAGGAGGCAACGCCTCCTTTTTTTGTTCCCTATTATGAATACAGATAACATTTACCAAGTCATTGATGACATCGAAGCCTTCGCTGAACAGATTGGTAGCGAATGGCTAAAGGAGCGACTAGCAATGTTAGAGGCTCAATTAGCAAATCTAGAAACTTTAAACAATCAATTATAATGAAAGCAAGAGTAGTATCGGTAACTCCTAAGGGAGACTACCAACTGAGAGATGGAAAGACCTTGTATAAGTTCTTTGTATCTATGGACAATGGAGACTATGGGGAATACTCCTCAGTAAAGGCAGACCAAGATAAGTTTGTGGTAGGTCAAGAAGTAGAGTACGATTTGAGCAGTACGCAGTACGGCAACAAGATTAAGCCTGTGTATAATCAAGGTGGTGGTTACACAAAAGGTAACTACTCAATAGGATCGGATGACAAGCAGAAGATGATCGTAAAGCAGAGCTGTCTAAAAGCAGCAGTTGATTTATTAAAAGACAAGGGAGCTAAGAGTACCGATGTGCTAAAGGTAGCAGACAGCTTTGTAGAGTGGGTTCTTGAATCTGATAAGCAAGAGACTACTTATGAAACACACTTCTCATCACGAGAAGAAAAGATACAAGTTGCTCAAGCAGCAGCTAACGGACAAGAGACAGATGGACTTCCGTTCTAGTTGATTGATTGTGTTAGGCAAGAGGGGTAGAGATACTCCTCTTTTTTTTGTTCATATCGTAGGATATTATAAAGAGATTGTTAATTTAGAAAAATGATTCACCAACACATCGTAGACACAAGCAAAACCCTAAACTACCTAGAAAAAGCCAGACAAGGAAAGATATCAGAGGCATCTAAGTTTGGAGTCCCAGAGATAGATGAATACTTGCGATTTAAGAAAGGGAACTTTATTGTAGTTACTGGACACGCCAATGTCGGTAAGACACATACAATGACCTACCTACAACTTCTACACACATTAGAGAACGGAACAAAATGGCTCGTATACTCCTCAGAGAATGAGGTACAATCTTTACAGCGTAAGCTCATAGAGTTCTTAGCTAGTAAGCCGATTAATATGATAGACGAGCAGACCTTCTGGAGACACCACGCTTTCATCCAAGCACATTGGGCGTTCCTAGACTCCGAGCTTATAGTCAATGCCTTCGACTTGCTAGACATCGCTAGGGAGGTATATGATTCATGGGAGTTCGAGGGCTTTCTCATAGATCCATACAACTCGCTAACTATTAGAAAGGAAGATGTAGGCAAGGGAATCTCAACACATGAATACCACTACGAAGTAACCAGCCACATCCGTAAGTTCTGCAAGGAGTATGGCGTTACTACTATCGTGAATACTCACCCTGCTACTCAAGCACTTAGGAAAACCTATACAGGCAATCATCCAATGGCTGGGCATACTATGCCTCCTATGGCTAGTGATGTAGAAGGTGGGGGTAAGTTCGTGAACCGATCAGACGAGTTCTTTGTGATACACAGGTTTACACAGCATAGTCAAGACTGGATCTATACAGACATACATATACGCAAGGTCAAGGAGCTAGAGTCTGGAGGTAGACCTACCCCACTAGATGAACCGATCAGGATGCGATCTAAAAAGGGGAATTGCGGATTTGAAATAAGAGGCGTAGATTTGATAACTAAAGAAAGAGTAATAGATGGATCTCCATTTTGAGGGTAATAGGCTATACTACCTAGAGAAAGAAGCCGAGCTGTTTAAGTGCCTCACTTATCTAAGCCAAGAGCTAGGCAACAAAGAGCCGATGACTCAAGAGCAACTATGGGAGATATTTAATATCTGCTCCGACACGGCAGCAATTTACCGCCATATCACCGACTACTTCAACACATTGGATAAGCTCATACTAGATGCTCGTATAGATAATGGCAAACTAAAGCAGGAGGTATACGATCTAAAGAAGGAAAATATAAAACTACAAAAAGCCCTAGAGGGTTGTATGGATGAACTTTAAAAGGAAGATGCTTAATGGTCAGCGGTTCGAGATCAATGGTATGGAGTTCATATGCTTAGAGACTTGTATAGCATTACAGACCAGAACAGATGGTGAAGAACCAGATATAGAAGTAGGCGGCAGCTACTACATAGTACGCAATACCTCAACAGGAGGTTTACACAAGATCCCCTTCAAACGAATAATAGAAAAAGAAAAAGACATCAAATGGAAGATTTAAGCCCAATGCTCACAGAATACTACGAAACCATCGGAGTAATACCTAACAACACACGACAAGAGGATCAAGTGTTTGCACGATCAGCTATGATGGTAGTAATGCGAGACTATATGACTCTTATGCAGATTGGTAGGATATTTGATAGAAACCACGCAAGTGTTCTACACGCCATCCGCAATCACAAGGATAACTTTAACTGGTCAAAGATGTATCAGTTTTTCTATGAGACAGCTCAAGATGTATGGGCTAGAAACCCAACCAAGGACATCCAAAGCCGTAACAAACTCACGGCAACGATTACTAGACATAAGATGAGAATACACGAACTAGAGGTACAGGTTAATAACTTAAAAACGAGCAATAAGCAATTAGTTGAAAACCTTCGTACATTAGAACAAGAAAATAAAAACCTAAGCCAGTATGCAGATAGAGTTTAGTCCACTCACAGGAGTTATGTTAGGCATCAACTACGCCTACTACGAATCGACAGATGAGTTTGATGGGCTTCACCTAGTACAAATCGGCATAGGTTTGATTATGGTGCAAGTATCGTGGGTAACATAGAAACATTCTACAAAGAGAACTTTAAGAGACTTACAGGATTCATCAAGGAGTACACCGATGGATCGTATGAGATAGCATCGGACATAGTTCAGATGGTGTTTCTGCGACTACTAGAATTAGAACAAGAAGGGAGAACCAACTTTTACGAGGAGGACTCCCTTAACTTTTTTTATGTGTATAGGTCTTGCATCAACACAGCCCTAAAATACCAACGCACTAAAAAGCGCATCAACAAGGTCAGCATAGATGAGATGGCATACGATCAAATAGCTGCGGAGGATTATCCTGAATACAAAGTAGCAATGGAGAAACTTATCACCTATATGGAGGAGGAGATAGATAACTTTCATTGGTACGATGCAAAGATGATACGCATACATATGCAGGGTACATCTATGAACAAGTTACATAGAGAATCAGATATAGGTCTAACTTCAATAAAGAACACAATAAAAAATGGCAAAGCAAGAATCTACGAAAAAATCAAAGAGGACTACCAAGACTTCAGCAACGGAGACTACGACAAAATCTAGGGGGCTTGGAGACACGATAGAGAAGATAACCACAGCGACAGGTATCAAGGCTGCTGTCAAAGCAGTAGTCGGAGACGAGTGCGGCTGTGATGAACGCAGAGACAAGCTAAACAAGTTGTTCCCTTACAAGCGTGAGCCAGAGTGCTTGACGGATGATGAGCGCAACTACCTAGCAGGAGGTGTTCTACGCAAAAGAGTCATCGACTATAATGACAGAGAGCGCATAGCCACTATACACGCTAGAGTGTTCAACCACAAGTTTGATGTGCCGTGTACTTGCAACCCTAAGATCTGGATGCAATGGATGAGAGAACTACAAGACCTACTAGATGCAACTGCGTAATTATCTGAAAGACAAGCGCAAACTAACCGACAGCCGCACGAAAGTCTGTGTTGAGGTAGGTAAGACTGGGGAGGCTCTGTTCAAAGAGATAACAGGCGCACTCAAGTCAGACCTAGCAGATGACAAAAAGCACATAGATTTCTACTGGGGAAAGAAGCTGGTAGATGTTAAAGGCTTGAAGAAGATGCACCTATCAGGATATATCCTTCTAGAATTTATTAATGTGTGGGGTGGTGATGGATGGTGCAGTAAAAAGAGCAAGGCGCAGTTCATAGCCTTTCAGTTCCCAGAGGCTTTCTATGTGTTTAGAAAGAAGCACCTGAGGCTACGAGCCATAGAACTCTGTGAGCCTTTCTATAAGCATAAGGTAGAGCGTAGAAACTACATCCCCTATGCGGATGCCCTGCATAGATGGGTGGGTAGATGGAACGCTCAGGATGTGTTTACCTATTTAAAGTTTCAGGATGTAGAGGATCTTATCTTTGAGATACTGCCTTATGAACTAAAATAAATTAGTTATTAAAATAATTTTCTTTAGATTGCATCTATAATCTTAAAAAAAAGAGAGATGAAAAAGTACACTAAACTACAAGAGGCTACCTACTATATAACCATAGGTATCGTAGCATTGACATTCACCTTTGCAGTTTTTTTAGTAGGTAAACTATTAGCAATCCTATTAGGCACTACACTATGATAATGTTAGACGGAGCTGACTACGATCAGCAATGGCTCATAGACAAGGCGAGAGATGATGACTTCTACTACGGAGCATTAAACAAGATAGCCCTATCCTCTAGTAGTCTCAAGATGCTACTGGATAGTCCTAAGACATTCCACAATGTGCAGACCTATGGCTCTAACGAGTCTAGCCCAGCTTTGTTGCAGGGGCGTATCATCCACACGATGATCCTAGAGCCTGAGCGTTTTTATGATATCTTTGAGGTAGTAGAGGTAGCTTCCAAGAACACCAAAAAGTTTAAGGAGACACAAGCATCAACGAGCAAGACTTGTATCACTAGAAAGGATCTAGAGAATGGAGAGCGTATCACAGATGCGTTCCAACGCAATGAACACGCCAAGCATTTCCTCAAGCAGAGTCAAACAGAGAAGCCTATGGTAGACTTACTAGGAGGCTTTCCGTTTAGAGGCAAGGCAGACATATGGAACGAGAGTTTCCTAGCCGACATCAAAACAACCACAGACCTCAAGGCGTTTCGATACAGCGCAGATAAGTACGGCTATGATATGCAATGCTATATCTACTGCAACCTGTTCAACAGATCGTATCAAGACTGGTACTTCATCGCACTAGACAAATCATCCTGCGACATTGGTATCTACGATGTGAGTGAGGAGTTCTACAAGAGAGGCGAGGCGAAGTTCAACAGAGCCATCAAAGTATATAAAGACTTCTTCGTGAATGGTGAGGACTTGGATAGCTATATTATTAGAGACACGCTATGAGAAAGATAAATCAATTAGACTTGTTCTCTGGTATTGGTGGCTTCCACTTAGGCTTTGAGAAAGCAGGATACAAAGTCAAAAGTTACTTCTCAGAGATAGATAAACACGCAGTAGCAGTATATAAACACAAATTTAAGAACGCAGAATATGTCGGATCAGTTACAGATGTTCGAGGGGCAGATCTCCCAAGCATCGACCTTATCACCTTTGGAAGTCCTTGCCAAGATTTCAGTCTTGCTGGAAAGCGTAAGGGAATGGGAGGAGAGCGATCAAGCCTTATCCTTGAAGCCATTCGACTCATTGGGGAATGTAGACCAAGAGTATTTATCTGGGAAAATGTTAAAGGAACTTTCAGTTCCAACTCTGGCGAAGATTTTTCGGCAATCATCAAAGCGTTTGCCGACATTGGGGGCTATAGACTTGAATGGCAACTGCTTAATACAGCGTGGTTTTTACCCCAAAACCGAGAGCGGATATACCTTGTCGGATATTCTACAAACACCAAACGAAATTGGAGAGGAGTTTTTCCTATCGGAGAAAGCACAAGACAGATTAATGAAGTACGAAGCGAATACCAAATAAGCAACTTCTCAAACTTTGAGTTTGGTTGGAGAGATACTTCACCTACCTTATGTGCGAGGGATCATAAAGATCCT